TTTGTTGCTCGTTCATCCAGTCAAGTGCCTGCTGACTTTTCTTGGCCGCAGTGAAGATCGCATTTTTGTCGTTCTTCAAAGCCTTTAACCAAGACTTGATGTAGGCAACGTGATCGTCGCGCATCTCGCTTGAGATTCCTAACTGACCGCAAAGCATTGCCGCCCCAATCTCAGCAACCAGTTCCTCCAAAGCGTATGAACCCATGTCACGATCACAACGATCTTTGTGCATTGTCGCGTGAACATTTTCGTGAGCCAATGTACTATAAAAAGCTTCAGTCGCAGTAGAAGTTTTTGTCGCGCTAAAATCTTCACGGGGAGGCATCTGGATTTTGTCGGAATCTACCATGTAGCAGGCCCGACCAGAAGAATAAAAAGTTTCAACATTTAAGTTTTTGAAAAACTCGTCTGCCGTTGCGATGATCTCAGTCTCATCTTTTTTATCTTCGTCAGTGCTGGGAGCTTCCCAACCTGTGACTTGGTCTGCGTTCAAAATATTGTAATATTTTGGAAACATAAAATCGACAACATTTGTCTCTTTGCCATTTGCGTCAACTTTATATTTTGTAATCCAGAAAACGATCTTGGTGCATTTGCCGCCCTTGATATTCGCGCCAGCTTCCATCCACTGCTTCGGCGTTCCCCAGTAAGGTGAGGTGTAACCTGACATGGCAGTCAACGGAACATTGATGCCCCGATATACCTTGCCACTTTTAAAGTTTCGTGGAGCATAACGAAGAGTTAAAAAAGGCGTCTCAAATTCTCCAACATTTTTAAGACCCTCAATAATGCGATTTGTTACGTCCTGTTTTACGTCAAAGTTTTCTTTAGATTTTTTCATAACATTTTCTCCTAGTTGGTTTTCGTTGTTGTTACCTATTATAATACAGACTTATAATTGTAGGTCAAGTATAATATAACATTATATGTGTTTGACTTATATATAAGGATGTGTTATATAATAGGTACAACAAAAAAACATTAACCAACTAGGAAAAAAAATGATTACAGATAAAACACAGAATAAAGTTAAAATGAGTTTTCACAAATTAGTTTTAGGATTTGCGAATGAAATGGCTTTATATATTTTAGAGGAGCATGGAAAAGATTTTGACCTTTCAATTAAAACTCATCATGGATCAAGAAGTTATGGTGGAGTTGGATACATTACAATAGCTGATCGACACGAAGCTAAACCAAGAAAGACTGCTTACACACTTAAAGAATATAAGTCTATCGCCAACGATGCTGTAATTGGAACAATTAAAGGTTCAAATGAGACAACAGTGAAAGCACTGGTTGCTCACGAAATTGCCCACTGGTTTCATCATAGTTTAATGAAAGAAGAAGGCGGAGACTATTGGTACAGAAATCCAGAATATCGAAAAGGTTACAACTCGCCACATGGAAAACATTGGCAGGAAATTTATGCAGAGCTTCGCATTAAATTTGTAAATTAAAAATAGACCAGCCTTCACGGGCTGGTTTTTTTATTGGCGGTTTCGCCTTGGCAACACTCGTCAATATTTTTTCTGCATCGCCCACATTGATAGTGTCCATGAACAGAGATAGGTCTGGTCACGCCACCGCACCAAGGACAGTCAATCAAATCTTTATATTGGTCTGGCTTGTCTTCTATCATATTTAAGATCGCACTCATTAACATTTCAAAAATAGGGCTTTCTCTCTTTTTCTTCGCTCGACCAATCCCCTAAGTATCCGACCGTTGGCTCTACGCCACTTAGGAAATTCAAGCGCGGCTTTAGAATAATCTTTCCGTCTGAGTCTTTGTCGTAAGGTGCTGGATTGGAAATTCCCAGAACCAATATTATAAACAAAAGATACCAGACTAGAAAACTGATTTTCATTTAAAGCTACTGGTTTAACCAATCTCGCAACAGCGTTTTCAGCCGTGCGCAATCCAAAAACCAAGAGGTCTTCGGCCTGCTCTTTGCTAATATCAGGATCACCGGGAGCAACCCTAGTGCCGTCAGTATAATAAGTAGAACCCCAGCCGATAGTAGGTACGCCAGCGGAACAAGAATAAACAGATGAGCGGAATCCTTCAAAAAATTTAACAATTTCCCTGCCCTCGTCGTTGCATCTCATTTTCTAAACTGCCGACCGCCAAACCAGAAAGCTAGAATTGAAGCCCACATAGCCATGACTTGATCGTCCCATGCCGCTACGAGAGCGTCACCGGGAGCCACACCATTTTGTATTAGTAAGTAGTAAGTTGTTACTTCTACTCCGACGAAGAGGGCCATAAATATATAAGTAATAACGGGACGAACAGAAGCCCGAAGGCCATTGACAAACCCCCCACCATCAAGAGAAGCGTCATGCTCATGAATAGTTTCAACTTCTCGTATATTTGCATCAATAGCTGTTCGGTCAAGTTGTATCTCCGCTTGCCTCGTCATTATTTCTAGTTCATGTTTTTTATCTGCCTTGTCTTGGAAATAATCCATAACTCTTGGAAGAAAAGATGTGCCAAACCCAAGAACGCTTCCTAATAATGTTAGCATGATTTAATCCTTCGCATCTGTGCCATTAATTTTATTGTCTAACATCCTGTCGTCTCCGACAACTCTCCGCAATTCGTGGTGTATTATTCTTGACGATGGAATGTATTGCCAAGTCCGACCCCATTTCCCATTGCGCTCAAATATTGTTTCTCTTAATCCAATGTGAATGATAGTAACCTTGTCGCCGTCAAGGATGCAAGTTTCCATTGGCTCAAAGCCGGGGGTTGCCTTCCACTTAAATGCGGCGATCAGGTCAGAGGCCCAATCTTTTATGGCTAGGCCGACTAGAACAGTAATTACAAACGCTACCCAAGTCAGCCACTCCTGCGGTAAAGATATTTCTGGCATTACACACCTTTAAAGACTAAACCAACTAACAAAATAATTATTGCGCCTGTGCTGGACATTAAAATAACTTCAAGTCTTTTTAGTCTGGCGTTTACACCAGAAAACTGCAACTCAATATTTTTGCTTCTTTCTGAACATATTTTCTCGTGTGCGTCTAAGTCGCTAGATATTTCAGCTATAGTTTTTTTCATTTTCTAGCCCACCAGATGTACGCGCCTACTCCAGCTATTGCTATTATTAAAAATAAATACCCAGCCACAGTCTCTAATATTTTAAAGAGTTTTTCGTTTGCTTTTTGCTTTTTTTCATTTGCTTTTTTAGTTTGTTTATTATGCTCTTCTATTCTTATTCTTCTTTCTTCTACAATTTCGTCCCACGTATCTTGGCCAAATCTTTTATTTATCATACGTCTAACAAGTTGTAATTGTTCAAAAGCTTGTTTCTCTGCAATAGTCTCTTTTGCAATTGCGCCTAACGAAAACTTATCTGCCGACGAGCCTAATTTCTTACCGATAAAATTATCCCACTTGCTGGCTATGGGGTGAGATTTAGCATGGACTTCTTTAGTCCCTGTTATTACAGAATCAATTTGATCTGCTATTTGCGATACATCCTGACAGGTATTAATGACACTCTTAATTCCCTTAACCGCTGAATTTACAAGGGCCAGACCTGCGAGCGTTTCAGCGACTACCATAGCATTACTTAATTTCAACCCAGCCCTTGGAGTTGTCAGCTTGGTAAACGTCCTCATCCCAAGAATATCTTTTATCGTCACTAGCATCACTGGGCAGTGCAACAGGTGCTTGCCAATCGTCATCACTATCTAAGGCCCATGAAGCGAAAGGTTTTGGAGATATGAATTTATCCTTAGTAGAATCGTAGCTATAGCCAATACCCGCAAATTGCTTGCGAATTTTATTGTTGTAGCTAGTTTTCACCCAATCGTCTGAGTGAACTTTATCTTTCAACCAAGCGATACAAGCTGCCTCACCGTCATTAGTTTCCATGTCGTTATCCATTACTAAGACTTGGACGACTACTTTGTCTGAATTAATTTGCGCGTAATGTGCCATTTTTTACTACCTTTAAGTCTGGCTCCAATATTTCTGGAGGTTGGGGGTTCATTTTCTGAGTGGTTCCTTTAGAGTATCCATCGCACTTGCCCCACTTCATCATGGAGGGGAAAATACTAATAATTTGACCTTGTATCGTTACAATCGGTACAGGTGGATTAGCCACGCACAACACTTCACCTTCGGCTTGGCTTTCCATTGAGTGACTACATATATCGCAACTTTTTTTCATTTTAATTCCTATCTAAAACTTGGCCCAAGAAACCAAACTACTAATGAGTACCGATTTCCCTTGGTTATTTTTTCTACGCAGTGTTGCATATACGATGGAAATACAAGCACACTTCCTTTTCCTTTTATTGTGTCTTTTTCGCTATCATAAAATTTAAAATCGCCACCTTCGTAATTTTCATTTAACAGTACCGTCATCGACAACTTTCTTGTTTTATTGTGAAGCCAATTATTTTCTGGCTCATCGTAAGTTGTTACACCGTCTCCGTCTGTGTGGTAATCATAAAAACAACCTTTACTATATTTACCGATCTGCATAGTCTCTGCGGCATCTACTTCAAAATTCCACCCAGACTGTCGATTTGCTGATCGCATATAATCAAAAACTAAATCAAACAGCCACTGTTCCGTTGTCCACGCAATATTTGTTTTCCGTTTTCCTTGGCCTTCTACTCCTTTAGTCGTTGCCTTTTGCCATTGTTTTTCTGCAAGTTTTATTATTTTATTACACGTTTTTGAGTCCACTGCGTTATCAAAACGCCACCACGTAATCTCTTCTGCCATTACTTGTATTTATACCTAACTATTACGATGCCAGAACCACCAGTCTGACCTGTCTGATAACCACCGCCACCGCCACCGCCACCGCCGCCAGTGTTTGTTCCTCCAGCCGTAGCCACTCGTGTTGGACTTGGCGCACAACCTCCAAGACCGCCACCACCTGTTCCAGCATCACCGTTATCATAGCCACCGCCTCCACCGCCACGAGTAACAGATGCTCCAGAAATTGTAGATGCGAGACCGTTTCCACCATCACCGCCGTTTTCGCTATGAGCGCCATTACCTCCTGCCGTTCCAGCACCGCCGCCACCACCGCCATAGTCACCTACTGAGTTACCGCCAGCAGTTCCTTGATTAGAGGTAGCCGCACCGCCCGGATTAGTATTTCTACCGCCACCGCCACCAGAACCACCAGATAAGTCAGCACTAGACGGGCCTAAGTATCCTTGACCGGACCACCGCCAACACTTGTAATTGATCCAAAGACTGAATTTGCACCTTTGCTTCCGCTGTTCCCATTGGGTGCGCCTAATGCTCCACCAGCACCGATGGTAACAGTGTAATCTTGAATTGCTGCCGTTAAGCCAGTTTCGCTTGAACTACCACCGCCTGATGATTCGCTATTCCAACTAGCTCGATAGCCACCTGCGCCGCCGCCGCCACCTGATGATCCACCGCCACCACCGCCAGCAATAACAAGGTACTCAAGAACATTGTTAGCAACGCCAAGAGTGTTGACTGATAGAGTGCCACTAGAAGTGAAGGTGTGTATTTGGTAATCGCCATCAAAAGTGATTGAATTGCCACCCGTGGCTTCTAAGAATAATTTTTGATAGTGGTAGCGAACTATTACAAGGCCTGATCCTCCAGCATCACCTGCTCCACCAGCACCGTTTCCGCCGCCGCCGCCGCCACCCGTATTTGCAGTGCCAGCAGAAGAACTTGACACTTCGCCTTCTCCACCGCCTCCAGTGCCGCCCGCACCGCCCGTCGCACTTGCATC